TCGTGGGCCGTGCCCTCGGGGAAGCTGCATACCTGGCTGACCATGCCCTCGGCCCAGTCCCTCACGAAGCCCTTGCGGTTGCCTGACTCGGGTATCCATACGCGCCCGGCCTTGATGATGTTGGCCACGATGGACAGGCGCTGGATCTTGTCCGCGCGCCCAGGGTTGTAGGCCTGCACCAGTACTCCCGCCCTGCGCAGGTCTTGTATAAGACTGATGCCCGCGCTCTTGTCCTCGATCAGCAGCAGGTCCACGCGCTTCTTGGCCTTGCCCTCGCCGTAGACCGTCTCGTACTCGTCCAGGATCTTGGGCCGCAGGTCGGGGTATTGCAGGTGGTCCTGCCAGCAGTCGACCACCATCGCGCACATGCCGCCGTCCTCGGGCTTGAACACGCCGAAGGTGATGTGGGCGGTCGGGTTGTTGTGCGTCTTCTCGCTGGCGGCGCAGTCCACAGACTGCACGATGTACTCGAAACGTGGGAAGGGCTTGCCGTTGGGCCAGAGCTTGAACCAGTCGCGCTTGACAATGCCCGACTCCTCAGGGTCGATGATCTCGGCGTGGATCTCCTGGCGGCCCAGCTTCGTGCCCTCGTACTGGAGGATCTGCTTCTGGAACGATGGGGCCAGATTCTTGATGTTGCTGTACGTGCTGGCCCGGCTGACCACCACGTCATCACCCTCGCGGTCGATCAGGTCCATCACCACCGGCTTGGGCTTGGGCGTGGTGGACGCAATCAGCTTGGTGTGCTGGCCCAGTCGGATGCCGAACTGAATCATGTCCCACGCCTCTTGCAGGTACTCCCACGCCGCCAGCTCATCGAGCCAGCCACCGTGGAACTGCGGACCGCGAAAGCGCTCGGGCTCGGACGCCGGGATACCCTTGATCAAGCTGCCGTTGATCAGGGTCAGCTCGTGCAGGCTGCTGTTGTACTTGGCCACCAGCGCCGTGGGGATCACCGACAGCAGGCCGGAGTCGCCCTCAAAGCACGTGCCGCGCAAGTCCGCGCTGGTGGGGGCGGACACCAGCCAGCGGGTGTTGGGCTGCTCCCACGCCCACCAGCCCAGATTCTCGGCGGCTGCGCGCGTCTTGCCTGCACCACGGCCTGCGCACATCAGCCAGATGGACCACCAGTCCTCCAGCGGCTCAAGCTGGTGCTTGTGAGCGGCCATGAGCCAGCGGGCGCGCCACTCAAAGGCCGCGCGCTGCTCGGGCTTGAGCTTGGCGTACTGCTCGCGGACCTTGGGGTCCTGCAGCAGGGCGACTGCGCTACTCACTTGACTGTCGAGTAAGCGCGATGTTTTTCAGCAGCTCGCCGAACACGTCAAAGCTCACCTCGACGGCCAGCGGTGCCTCTTCGTCGCCTGCAAGGATCGTCTTGTCGCCGTACAGGCGCGGGTTCCACTTGGCCAGTAGCTTGAGGCGGTGCTCGGCGCGCCCCTTGTTCCAGGCAATGCTGCCGGGGTCGTAGCGCTTGTTGCCCACCTCGTCAAATACCGCAAGTGGCTCGGTGTCCATGATGGCCAACGACTCTTCGGCGATCACGTCGTGGCCTATAACGCGCGCGCGCGCGATGCGCCGTGCGAAGTCTTCGTCTTGCTGCTCCCATGCATATAGCACAGTGTTATGCGGCATACCTTCCTGTCGGCAGAACTCGCGCAGCGTCTTGCCCTGCGCCAGCCAGCTTACCAACTGGTCCTTGATCTTTTCTTTGTTCGGGTACGGGGAATCGCCCGGTGGACGCCCCATCTTCTTGCCTGTTGCCATGTTCTGCTCCTTAGCGCATCTCTCAGCGCGTTAGGAGCAGAGTTTAACCTCTGTAGTTGCGGCTTGGGTAGTAGTCCTCCTCCGGGTCCTGATCTGACTCGTAGGGCTCAGCGGAGATCTCGTATACGTACCGCCCTATCGTGCCGCCAAACAGCACCTTCTCCACCGCGTCTTCCTCGTTCCAAGCCTTGACGGTCGTGTGCTCGTTGCCGTTCACGAAGACAATCCATTCCTGGGGGTGCATCTGTACTTGGCTCATGCTGCCTCCGCAAAGGCAATCAGGGCTGCAGCCAGCTCTCTGGCCTGGGCCGGTGTCAGCACCGCGCTGGCACTGGCCATCGGCACCGCGATGCTCAGCCAGACATCGTCTGGGGCCTTGGGATCCTCCCAGTTGGCGTATATGTCAACGCTGACTCGTGCGCCGCGCTCTGTGGTGATTGTGGTGGGATCCATCATGATGTTCTCCTTAAACCAAAATTGCAGATATGACATCCTGCGGAGCTTTGGTGTAAGCCAAAGCTTGTTTTGCGTCATTTTGATTAATTTTTTGTTCGCCCAACCATCCCATATTAGGGATGTAGCTGTTGACGGTATAAGTTTGGCCGCAACGGGTAAAACGTTCTTTTCCACCGTTGTTCACGTTTGCGTATTCTTTTACAACTTTTTCCATGATGTTCTCCGTATGTGTGTCATCGCGTTGTTGCGACGGTGTTAGTGTAACGCCAAGTTACAGTAAAAACCGCTTTTTCAAAAATATTTTCTAGGTGTTTACCCTAATGCTCCGTTGGCCGTTTCCAACGGTTACGGATCGCGTCGGCCAGCTTCTTGATGTCCACGCACTGTTCGGCCAGCTCTGCGCAGGCCTCGTTCTCGATGCCGATGGCGTGCCTGGTAGCCTGCACCGCCATGTCGATGATCTCGGCCTTGGCCAGCGCCAGCGCGGCATCAAACTCCTGCTGATTAAACAGTTTTACATGCCCGCCCCCACTTAATATTTGACGGGCTAATTGACTTAATTCCTTTTTCTCGGTCATACGGTTTCCTTTGAATGATGTGTACGTATTTGTTGCGCGCGTTCTTCGTATGCGGCTTTCGCTTCTTCTTTGGTTTGATACAAACCGATGTGATATTTTTTACCTTGATGCCCGATTTGAGCTTTCCACTTTTGCGTTGGCGCCCACCAGCTTACGCCCTTGTATCCGCTCTTGTTGGTTACGTGGGTTTTTTGATTTTCCATGTTTTGTTGGTGTGTAACCAAACGCAAATTAGCAATGCGGTTATCGCTTTTGTTTCGATTTATGTGGTCTATTTCAACGCCTTCTGGGATTTCCCCGTAAAGGTACAGCCAAGCTAACCGATGGGCGGAGTACACTTTTTTGCCAATACCGATTTTTAAGTACCCAAATTCGTTTGGGCTTCCCGCAATCTGTCCTTTTTTAACGCATTGGCGATCCAGTTTGCGCGTAAAAATACCAGTAGCGGGATCGTAGTAAAACAGCTCGCGCAGGCGAGCTTGGGTTAGAATTTGCGCAGTCATGCGAAGTGCCTTTCGTGTGATGAGAAACCCCGGTAGTGTCCAAGCTATTGGGGTTTCGCCATTATACGGCTACTCCTGTGATTGACCCATTACGCGTTGTTCCATCAGCTTGTGCGAACGCTTGAGCGCCGCATTCTCCGCCTTCAGTTCCTCAACTTTGGTCGTCAGGTACATGATCCGGGCCTCAGCTTGACGTATCCAGTCCGCGACATCGGTGGGCATGCGGTACTCCGCTACGAGCTCGGCGCGGGCCGCAATGGCCCGTTTTGGCGACTTTGTGGCCGGTTTGGTGCTCATGCCTCAACCTCCATGCTGTATTCGCCCTGCGGCACCGTCTGGTGCGTGCTCATGGGCTGAAAAAAGTCGTCGATGGACTTGACGTAGTCCGCATGCCCGTAAATTTTGCCCTTACCGTCCGTGGCGGTATACACCTCTGCATTGGCAATGTAGTACTGGCGGACGTACTCCGCCGTGCTTGAGTACGCGCCGTAGCGCGGGTATTTGCGGGACACGCCGCCTTTGGGCAGCACCTTCTTGTGCTTGCCGGTGAACTTGAGCACCTCCTCAAGAAACCCCTCGCGGTCGTCGCGTATGGTGTAGCGGGCTTTGCCCAGTGTGATCGTCTGCATGGTCAGGTCTTTCAAAAAGAGCCCCCGAGGGGGCGGGTTGGTTAGCGGGATGTGGTCTTCACCGAAAACACGGCGGTGGTGGCCGTGTGTTTGGCGATCAGATCGGCAGGGATGCCAAGAACCTTAGCTATGGCCTTCCAGTCGGTGACGCTGCGGTTAGCCTCGACCACCGTAGCCTTGAAGAGGTTGCCCTCGAAGGTCTTAACACCACCAGTTTGGACTGCGGTGTCCTTGATCTCGTCCTTGATCTTTTCGGCCTTGTCTGTCAACTCCTTGATCTGGGCCAGCAGCAAGCCCAGGGTATCAACCTGGGTCAGGGCGATCTCGTTTGCGTTCATGGTCAGCTCCGTTTGTGTGTGTGTCATCGCGACGTTGCGATGGGGGAAGTGTACAAGGGTTTTGTTGTAATTTACACCCGCTCAAAAATATTTTTTATTCTGTTGTTTTTTGCATACAAACATCAAAAGCAACGCATCAGGCCTTGCAACAAGCAACACCCCCTAAAGGGGTGTGTTGCATCTGTTGCATTTGCAACAAGCAACAAGATGCAACTGTTGCAGTGCTGTTGCAGTTGTTGCATTGTTGTTTACGCATTTCTTTGCAAGTTTGCATTTAATTACACTTTCCCGCCGTCTGGTATCGCCACATGGCCTTGGGTATTCTGGGCCAGAAAACCTTGCTCAACAAGCGTTTTCAGGCTGCGTCTGGCGGTCTGGGAACGAGTATCGCGGGCGTCTGTGTTGCCCCGATCCATCTTGCTGATGGCCGCTGCGACCAGTTCGTTGACGGTAAGGGGCCCTGAACTGAGCGCCAATAAGGTAGTGGCCGTCTCCAGTACGAGGTTGTTGTTATCGCCCTTTGGGCCCTGAGCCGCCGCCACAGATGCCCGGCTGCTGTCCGTGTAGTCCACCACGCAGGTAGTCTCGTCGTCGCCATCCTCGTCCTGGCCCACCACCAGGGTGCGCAGACGGAAGCCGTACTCAGCGCCGTCGGCTCCGCCCTTCATCTTGGTGACAGTGGCCACACGGTCAGCGTCGGCCCGGATGATCTCAAACTCAAAGTCAGCAGCCGCACGTAGCCCTGACCAGCCCCGCGCGCCCCGGCTCTCATCCTTACCACTGTGGTGGATCAGGATGACCATGGCGCCCGTGAGCCGAGTGATCTCGCGGCAGTAGGCAAGTACCTTGCCCATGTCCTCGCCGCTGTTCTCGTTGCCCCCGGCCATGACCTGGGCCAAGGTGTCGACCACCACGATGTCAAAGTGCCCTTTAAGGCGCATCTGCTTGATCACAGCCTTGATATCAGCCACCTCCAAGAAGTTGGGTGCGACGTCGATGAACGCCATGGGCAACTCGGCCAGTGGCACGGCATTCGCGAGGGCGTAGGCCTGCACGCGCTTGCGCATGTCTTCCTGGCCCTCGGCGGCGATCCAGCATACCTTTGCGCCCGACACCTTCAGGCCGCGCCAGGTGCTGTGTTTAATCTCCTTGCCCTGGGCCAAGGCCTCCTTGATCTGCTGCGCTGTAAGGGCACGCGATACCGCGGCCATCAGGTCGAGCACAAAGAAGCTCTTGCCGGATCCACTGGCGCCGTATATCACGCCCAGGTTGGCGTTGGGCACCAAACCCTTGACAATCCAGCTTGATTTCTGCCGCTTCGCAAACTCCTCGGCGGTCTTGAGGGCAAAGCGCTCCTCATGGACCGCCGCGACCTTTTTTGCTTCAACCACCTCGGTGGTCTCGGACAGGTCGTCGAACTCTGAGAGCACGTCGGTGGGCGTGGTGGCCTTGGGCTTGGCCTTCTGGCAGTGCTCAAGCCACAGGTACTGCAGCGCCCGGTCGGGGTCCTGGCGGCGGTGGGCCAACGCGATGTCCATCACCGGCTGGCTGGCCGCCAGGATGCTCAGGACGGTGGCGTCGTCGTAGCCCGCGCTGTAGAGGTGGACGCCCGCCGCGTGTAGCGCGCCGGATCTGTCCTGCACGTCGTCACTTGGGCCGTGCAGCAGCAGCTCGCGGGTGGCCTCGGGTATGGGCATCTCGGCCACGTCGGGCAGCGCCAGCTCGCTGACCAACTCGGGCATCTCGATGGGTATGACGTTGGCGGTGGGCAGGCTGGACTTGCGCATGCCGTCGAACAGGGCCTGCAGTGCTTGGGGCTGGGCGGGCACCATGGGCCGGGCCAGCCTGGTGTCGCCGGTGATGGTCAGGAAGCGCGGGGTGTGGCCGCTGTAGACCTCAATGCCGATGTCGTGGTTGTTCCAGTCGGTATGGAACTCGCCGTGGGCCAGGATGCGCAAGCCGGTGCCGCTGGGGCTGATCTCGGTGTAGCTGCCCATGGTCTCCACGATGGCCTTGGCCCATGGTGCGATCTGGCCGTCCTGTCGGCAGTTGTCGAGGTCGATGCCCACCACACCGGTGAGGTCGGTCAGGACCAGCCCGAGGCCCGAGTAGCGCGTGGGGTTGAGGGACAGGACCTTGGCCGCGGTGTCGAAGTCGCCCCAGTCGGCCACTTTCTTGGTGGACAGGCCGTAGTGCTGGGGGCTGCACGGGATCTTGTCGTACTTCTGGCGGGACTCGTTCCAAATTGCTTTCCAGACGGCCCACCGGCGCATGGCTCTGAGTTCTGGGGGTATGTTGGCGCCGTTGAATACCCTGCCGATTGGGGGTAGCTTTGGTGTAGGTTGGGGCATTGGCTATCCATGTGTGCTATCCAGGTAAGGAACAACGGCGGGCCTGGATAAGGTGCGTTCGGGCGCGTGATCAGCGCGCCCTAGCCGGGTTCTCGGTCAGTGTATCAGAACGCCTCTGGCGGGGACAGCAGCTCGCGCAGCTTGGGGCTGACCAGCAGCACGCGGGGGACGCCCGTGGCCTGCTCGATCTCCACCACGCGCTCTGCGGGGGCGTAGCCCCTGCGCAGCCACGAGCTGATGTTCTGCTGGCTGCACCCGAGCAGGTCGGCCAGCTTGGCCTGGCTGCCCGCCGCGTAGCACGCCTGCTCTATGCCTGTCACCCCAGAACCTTGCGCGAGCTGTTGTCCAGCGTGAGCACGGCGCGCTTGTACAGGCTCGGTGGGATGGTGGCCGGGGTGTCCATGAACACGCGCTCCTTGAGGTCGGCCTGGGTGCGCTGGAAGCACTCAGGATACTGGTCGCGCAGCGCGATAATGTAGGCCTCAAGGCGGGGGTTCACCTCCTTGTAAGTATTGCTATCGCGCACATCGCTGAGGTCACGCAGTTGTTGGCGCTGGGCATCGGTAAAGGGTATCATTTTAGTTTGCTTTCAGGTTTAGGACAATTTTCGGGGGGCACTACTACACACCAGACAGCCTGCAGCGGGCTGCTTGGCGTGCGAAGCCATCGGTCTATGTAGGCGTCTGGCATATTCTTCACCGCGAACTGCGTAGTAAATCTACTGATATTCAGTGCGTCGGTTATCTCTTTCGTCGTCAGCCCGTCGGGCTTTGACCGGAGCAGCGTTCGTATCGCGTGGTGGTGTGACTTCACTTCATATCTTCTTTCTCCTTGTTTCTTTTTGGCAGCGGCAGCCAGCCGAGGCACCACTCGTTACCCCAGAAGCCGACAATGCACACCCCGCCACGGGTAAGCACCAGCACCTTAGTATCTTTGGGTGGCGACGGGTCACCGGCGTGGGGGTACAAAAACTCCTTGCCGTCCGCGAAATAACGCTCAGTCATGTGTTTCCCCTTGCTCGGATTGCTGCTGCAAAATGCAGTCGCGACGGATAGCTAACATGGCTCTCACATAGCTTCGCACAAGCCTCACGCTCAGCAAGACAGCAAGGTTTGTTTGGTTGAGACTCGCGCAATTCGTGCAGCCGCATCAGCTTTTTAAACTGAGCTTCGTATTTGTCACGCTCATCGGCACGAATGGCAGCCTCGTCTAACTCCTGCGCTGGCTGTGGTGGCAACATCATTTGAACATCACCGCACATTACTTTGATTGCGTTATAGCCTTCTGAATCATTACGGTCTGCAAGCTCGTATGCTTCTTGCATAATGCGTACTCGTATCGGTTCAAAATCTTTGTTGTTCATCCACGCCACAGGCTCCTGCGCTGGCTGGGACAAGGCTTTTTTAAGCGCCGCGATGGCGTCTCGGCATTGAACTACCTCATATAAGCCGCCCGAAATGGACGCATCCAGCACACTCGGAGAATCATCTAAAACTCCCTCCAGCGCCGCCAGCGCCAGCTTTAGTGCTTCGTCTTTAGTCATCACATCCCCCTGCCTTGGTTAATTGCATTGTTCAGCTCATCAACATAGTCGGCTTCAGCTTCTTGCCACGCTAAAACCAAAGCATCAGACCACATCAGGTTATGCTCCCCGATAAAGTCACTGATAGCAATACCAAGTTTCTCAATGGATGTCAGTTCATTTCCGGAAGCCCAGCAGGGGCAGGGGCTACCCACGATCTGCGGTTTGCCGCAGTGGCCACAGTTGTACAAGGATGCTGTCATACTAATTCTCCTTCACCAGTTTTACGGTTCAATTCAATCGCCGCGTGTTTGTAATAGTTGTGATACGCAGCAGCTTTGTTGTGCATATACAGCAGCATGTTGGTTACTCGCCTGCGCTCATCAGCACGTACCAGCTCGGCAAAGTGTTCAATGTCGCCATGCAGGGTCAAGCCGTTAGCTTCAATCAGTTCAAATGCAGTCATCGTCTTTCCTCCGAAGGTACAAATTTAAAATCTTTAGGTGCGTTAATAAGCCCATACGGGCTAGCGGTAAAGTTATGACCCTTGTAGCAGTCGTAACAGTATTGGGTAGGCGACTTGATGTCGCACTTGCACTTGCGGCAAAACTTCCACGGCTTGCGCTTGATGGCTTTCTCTCGCTCTTCGGGGGTCATCAGTGGTTCCTCAAGCCAGCGATACACAAGTAGGGCAGGGCTGCGATGCTGGCGGTCGTTGCCACTGGTCGCCCGTCGTTGGGGTGAACGATTCCAGCGTAGCTTCGGGATTTACCCGCATGGCTGCTTTCTTAAGGTTGGGGTTGCCTCTATCGAGTTTCATGCAATCACCTCTGCTGCTTTCAATTTGCCGGTCTCGCCATCGAAGGTGAGGCGTAGGTTTGCGCCCGGTACCGTGCCGGTTGTGCTGTTCCACATGATGCTTCTGTATGCTCCAATAATCTTACATTCAGTGGTTAAATCAAGTTTCGGCTCGGGTTTGATTCGGTATTCACCGTCTTGATCCCATCGTGGGGCTGTAATTCTTCTCCATTCATCAAGGCATCTAAATTCAATCTCAGCGCCATCAGCCCATGCCTTAATAAGGTCTGCGTGTTTGTGTGGTTTTTTCACGGTGTTTCGTCCTGTTCTGTTTGCTCGTTGTTAAGTTCCCACCCAAGAATGACGTACTGCCATTCGTTAGGCATCTTGGTGTTGAGTTCTGCAATGCGTTTGATGGCCACAGTGTGCAAATCCCGAAACGCTGTCGTGCTCCAGCCGGGGCACATCTTGTCGCAGAAACAGTCCTTGAAGATTCGCTCGGTTGGTAGGTGCGCCTTGGCGTACCAAAGCTCAGGTAGATGTAGCTCTCCCATTAAAGAGGCTCCCCACTCTGCGCCCACTGTGCGGCTTTGCTTGCCAAGAAGAATGCCTCGGCCCGCGTCAGTCGGCTAGACCGAATATACAGCTCGCCACCCTTGGTGTAGCCGCAGATGAGTACGTCCGTTAGATGGTCACTTTCAGTGTCAACAAGTGCCGAGTCAAGCGCCTGTTGCGCCGTCATATTGGTTGATGGTGGTAGTCGTATTAGATTGCTCATATCAATACGCCCTCATGTTGAGTAGGTACTGCATGCCAACGGCAGCCAATGCAGCAATGGTGGCGAGAGTAAGTAGGTTTTTCATATCAATGCGTCCTCGTAGTTCTCAGGGTTAAATTTAGGCGGTGCCTTTGCTGGCACCGGCAGGGGGTAGGTTGGGAAGGGCCAAGTCATTTGAATATCCTATCAATCAAGTCAGGTGTGCAGGTGCGTTCTTTCACCAGTGGGGCAGATGCGTACAGGTAGCCCAACACGATCATCAAGAATGTGTAGAAGCCGATGATGGCAAAGAATTTGACGATGTAGCTAAACACCGATTCTTCCTTGGCTCGGATGGGACAGTCCTTGCCTTGGGTGCATTGACCCCAGTCGTCGCAGCAGTTCATTTGTGGGCCTCCAAGAACGCTTCTAAGCGGGTGATGCGGGCGTTGTTGTAATCGACCACGCTCCTAGCGTAGTCCATAGCGGACTGGGCCTCCAAGCGAGCCAAGCGGGCTTCTTGCAACTCGCGTAACGCCACCTCAATGGGCGTGGGCTGGCGGAACATCTTTTTTAGGGTATCGATCATGTGTGGGTGTCCTAGGTGAGCATCAGCAAAAGCGCTGACGGAACGAATCATACAACAACTTTTTGTATTTCACAACAAATATTTTTTAAAAAGTTACAGCAAGACGCAAAAAAGCCGTGTATGATCGCCGCGACAACGATTTGGTTGTTGCTTAACTGGAGATACACACATGAGCCTTGAACAAGACATGCGCGACTTGAAAAACGCGTTACAGGAACTGACAGCGACCCTTAAAGCCTTCCCCCCAGCCAACGCGGCCCCGAAGGTTTTTGTGCCCGACGTTACCCACTACCCCGAGGCGAAGGCCGAGGTGGCACCCCCAAAGTCACCTACACCCGCGCCAGCCGCAGGTACGACAGCGCCCTCGACGACCGCTGGTATTGACTACGCTCAGGTGGCCAAGGCCATCACGGACACGTTTAAGGTGGACCGGGCCAAGACCATCGCGGCGCTGGCTAAGTTCGGCGCGGCCAAGGGCCCGCAGCTCAAGCCCGAGGACTACGCGGCCTTCCTGAAGGAGCTGACGGCATGAGCACCGTGGTTTTGACCCTTACCGACCACCCAGACGACCCCAACGTGGTGAACATCAAATGGGACACGCCCGAGGACGGCGGCACTGGCGCGGCCAAGGCGCTGGCGCAGCATCTGGTCGAACACCTTGAGTCGATCCGCAACACCACTGCCGACGCGGTGACCGATGTGGAGCCTAAAGAATGAACACTCTAGCAACACACGATATGTCATTCAGCGAGGCACTACGCGCCTTGAAACACGGCAAAAAGCTGGCACGCGTTGGATGGAACGGTAAGGGCCTCTGGCTTGAGCTGCAACGCCCGGACGCGCATAGCAAGATGACGCTGCCGTACATTTTCATGAGCTACCCCGACGACGCAACCAACACCCCCGGCGCTCGCGTGCCATGGCTGGCAAGCCAGACGGACATGCTGGCAGAAGATTGGATGCTGGTATGAGCGGCCACGCTAAGCTGTCACCCAGCTCTGCGGCGCGGTGGATGACCTGCCCTGGCAGTGTTGCGCTGTCCGAGGGTATTGAGGACACGTCGTCCAAGAACGCCGACGAGGGCACCATGATGCACGCCTTCGCGGCCAAGTGCCTGGAGACGGGCACCGACGCTGTCGGCTACGTTGGCCAGACCGAAAAGGAAACCGGGCTGGTCTTGCAGGCGGCGCAGGCTCGAGACGTGCAGTTCTACGTCGACCATGTCCGCGACATCGTGGTATCCACCGGCGGCACACTGATGGTGGAGCAGCGGCTGTTCATCGGCTGGCTGACCGGCGAGGAGGGTGCCCACGGCACGGCTGACGCGGTGATCGTGACGCCCGACGAGCTGATCATTGTGGACGCAAAGTTCGGGTTCAAGGAGGTGGAGGCCGACAGTAACCCCCAGCTCATGATCTACGCGGCAGCGGCATGGGACGAGCTGAAAGTTGCCTACGACTTCCATCGGGTGCGCATCGCCATTAGCCAGCCCCGGCTGCTGGCCAAACCCGAGTTCAGCTTCAGCATGGACGATCTGCACAACTTCATAACTGAGGTGATGTTCGCGGCGGAGCATGTGCGCTACGCCCCTGACTTCTACGCGCCGTCGGAGAAGGCCTGTCAGTGGTGCCGTGCCAAGGCGATCTGCCCGGCCCTGCGCGAGAAGGTGCTGGACGACTTCGATACGGTGGTGCCCAAGACCGCTGACCAGGACGACCTGGCGCGGGTCATGGCCAACGCCAACCTGATTGAGGGCTGGGTCAAGGCCGTGCGCGCGGAGGTTGAGCGGCGGCTGTTGGCTGGTGAGCCCGTCAAAGGTTACAAGCTGGTGCAGGGCAAGCGCGGTAACCGCATGTGGGCCAACCCCAAGGTCGCGGAGGCAGCGCTCAAGGCCATGCGCATCAAACACGACCAGATGTACGACTACAAGTTGGCGAGCCCCACCAGCATTGAGGAGCTGGTCAAGGCGCAAGAGATTGGGCCACGCCAGTGGGTCAAGATCCAAGCGCTGATCACCCAGAGCGAGGGCCAGCCATCGGTGGCGCCCGAGTCCGATAAACGTCCGGCGCTGGTCACATCAGCCGACGTTTCTGATTTTGACGACGTGACAATTTCCTAACCTTTGGAGCACCCTATGAAAATCAAACTGAACAACGTCCGCCTGTCCTTCCCTCAACTGTTTGAGGCCACCACGGTCAACGGTGAGGGCAAACCCGCCTTCTCCGCTGCCTTCCTGATCGACCCCAAGGACCCCCAAGTTGCGGCCATCAACGCCGCGATCGACGCGGTGGCCAAGGAGAAGTGGGCGGCCAAGGCCGAGGCCAATCTCAAGGCCATGCGCGCAGCCGACAAGGTCTGCCTGCACAGCGGCGATCTCAAGTCCAACTACGATGGCTTTGAGGGCAACCTGTACATCAGCGCCCGCAACGCGATTCGACCCTTGGTGATCGACGTGAACAAGGCCCCGCTCACCGAGCAGGACGGCAAGCCCTACGCCGGTTGCTACGTCAACGCAAGCGTGGAGTTCTGGGCGCAGGACAACAACTACGGCAAGCGCGTGAACGCCACGCTCTTGGGCGTGCAGTTCTACCGCGACGGCGAGAGCTTCTCCGGTGGCGGCGTGGCCGACGTTGAAGACTTCGACGACCTGACCGCGGAAGACTTGGTTTAATTTTCGGGGGGAAAGCGGATGCTGGCGGTGTGTATCTCGTCCATACGTAACACCAGACGCAGCGAGTACCCCCACCTATACACATCGGAGATACACACATGAGCGCCATGAAAGAAGAACTACTGACCATCGTTGAGACCATCGACTGGGTATTCGGGGACGGCTACGCCAAGAAGAACCCCGAACTGGTGGGACGCATGTTCGAGTCCAACGCCCTTACCTACGCCGCCGCCCAGATCAGCGAAGAGATGCACGCCAACGTTAAAGACGAATTTCAGGTGTAGACTAGCGTCGCACTACACACCCACATGCGAACGCTTTACCTCGACTTGGAGACATTCTCCAAGACACCGATTACCCATGGCACCCATGCCTATGCTGCGAATGCAGAGATACTGCTCGCGGCATGGGCATGGGACGATGCCCCGGTGCAGGTGACCGACTTCACACTACCCCATGTACTGCCCTGGCACGTCGTGGCGGGTTTCAACGACCCCGACGTCGAGGTGGTGATCCACAACTCCCATTTCGACCGCACGGTGATCCGGCACGTCTGGGGCATTGACATCCCCACCAGCCGCATACACGACACCATGGTCCAGGCCATGGCCCACAGCCTGCCCGGCAGCTTGGGCATGCTCTGCGAGGTGCTGGGACTGCCTTCCGACAAGGCCAAGGACAAGGACGGCAAGCGGCTGATCCAGCTCTTCACCAAGCCGTTGGGCAAGAACCGCAAGCTCGACCGCGCCACCCGCGAGACGCACCCAGAGGACTGGGAGCGCTTCAAGGCCTACGCCGCCGCTGACGTAGAGGCCATGCGGGAGATCAAGAAGCGCATGCCCATGATCAACTTCACGCCCGCCGAGCGCGAGCTGTGGCAGCTCGACCAGCGCATTAACGACCGGGGCGTGGCCATTGACCTTGGTCTGGTGTACTCGGCTATTGAGGCCATTGACCGGGCCAAGCGCGAGCTGGCTGGGCGCACGCAGGCGCTGACCGACGGCAGCGTGGCCAGTGCCACCCTGAACGAGGTCTTCCGGCTGCACCTGTTTGAGGCCTTCGGCATTGACCTGCCCGACCTGCAGATGGCCACGATTGAGAAGGCACTGGCCACGCTTGACCTGAACCCCGATATGCGCGAGCTGCTGCTGATCCGGCTACAGGCCAGCAGCACCAGCACGGCCAAGTACCGCGTGCTGATGCGGGGCACCAGTGCGGACGGGCGCCTGCGTGGGCTGTTGCAGTTCTGCGGCGCCACCCGCACGGGGCGCTGGGCGGGGCGGTTGTTCCAGCCCCAGAACCTGCCCAGGCCCACGCTCAAGCAGAAGGCGATCGACGCGGGAATTGAGGCGCTGCGCGCTGGGTGCGCGCACCTGACGACCGACAACGTCATGGAGCTGGTGAGTTCGGCGATCCGTAGCTGCATCGTGGCGCCCACTGGCAAGAAACTGGTGGTGGCCGACCTGTCCAACATCGAGGGCCGCGTGCAGAGCTGGCTGGCCAACGAGGAATGGAAGCTCCAAGCCTTCCGCGACTTCGACGCCAAGGTGGGCCCTGACCTGTACAAGCTGGCCTACGCGAAGGCTTTTGGTATAAAAGCCGAACAAGTGAATGACGAATTACGCCAACGCGGCAAGGTGATGGAGCTGGCCTGTTTTGGGGCGTATACCCCCGTATTAACCAACAATGGTATAAAATTACTACATTCAGTTACTACGGAGGATTTGCTATGGGACGGAAAGCAATGGGTTCAACATCAGGGATTGATACCGAAGGGTTTTCGGGCGACGTTAAACCTCGCCGGTATAGAAGTAACGCCGGATCATTTGATCAGAACCGGGACAACTTGGACGCAGGCGCAGCAACTCGCTTTGAACGAAAACATCCTTTGCCGGGCATTGGAGACAGGTTCGGAGAACTTACCGTCTTGGGTATTGAGCGCCGCAGTACCGGCGCAAACAAGCAGGACATGGTTCGGGTTCAGTGTGCGTGCGGCGCAGAACCACATTTGGTATTTGGGTACAACTTGCGTAAAGGAGCCAGTACGCGCTGCAACCGTTGCGCTAAAAAACAAGCTGGTCATTGGCGTAAGAGCTTTTTCAAATATGCCGATGCCTGCCCAGATGATGACCACCGCAGGCGCTTACTCAACAGGCTATCAGCATGCAACAACCGGTGTCACAACACTACTAGCAAACAGTACCCCTCGTATGGTGGCCGGGGGATTCATGTCTGGCCGCTATGGCGGAAAGACAAAGCCGCATTTTTGCAGTACGTTGTCACCCTGGAAGGTTGGGATAAGCCCTCTTTTGACATGGATCGTATTGACGTCAATAAAGGTTACGAACCGGGTAATTTGCGGTTTATACCCTTGGGAGAAAACCGAGGAGGGAACAAACGCACCGTTAGGGAAATGCAACAACGAATATTTGACCTTGAGGCCCGTATTCGACATCTTGAACAGCGGCCCGAATAATCGGTTTACAGTGATTACAAATCGGGGACCACTGTTGGTACACAACTGCGGCTACGAGGGCGGCGTGGGCGCGTTTGCGACGTTTGCGGGGGCCTATGGCATCAACTTGGACGACCTGGCCGACAAGGTGCTTCTGGATGCGCCCGATGACGTGGTGGCCAAGGCCGACAAGTTTTTGGGCTGGACCAAGAAGGACAAGCGGCCCATGTACGGGCTGTCCGAGGACGCCTTCGTGGCCTGTGACGTCCTGAAGCGCATGTGGCGCGACGCCCACCCCAACATCACCAACTACTGGGCCGCGCTCAAGGATCTGGTGATCAAGGCATTGCTTAACCGAGGCACCACCTTCAACGAGCTAGGCCTGAAGGTGCGGGCCAGCAAGAACTGGCTGGTGCTCGGGCTGCCCTCGGGCCGGGCCATGTGCTACCCGTCACCCAAGATTGAGGACGGCGACAAGATCACGTACATGGGCATCGACCAGTACACTCGGAAGTGGACGCGCATACATACACACGGGGGCAAGCTGTTTGAAAATTGTTCCCAAGCCGTGGCGCGCGACATCATGGCGGCCAACATGCCCCTGATTGAGGCGGCGGGCTACCAGATTGTGCTCACTGTGCATGATGAAATTATTGCGGAGGCACCAGACGAGCCGCAGTACAACGCCAAGCACCTGGCCAGCCTGCTGGCGGCCAACCCCGCTTGGGCGCCCGACATCCCGCTGGCTGCAGCGGGTTTTGAAACATACCGATACAGGAAGGGGTAGGAAATGGAAGGATACCCGCTTCATGCAGAGGATTGGGAGGTAAGACCAGTACCAATACCCGATGCACGTGTTTTAGTGGAGCAATACCACTATGCCAAAGGTGCTTCTAACACGGGGGTATACCTCCATGGGCTGTATCTTAAATATACAGATGAGTTATTTGGCGTAGTGTGGTGGCTGCCACCTACCAGAGTTGCTTGCGAATCGGTAAATAAAGATAACTGGAAAAAAGTGTTGTCTCTAACGCGGATGGTTATGCGTCCAGACACTCCAAAAAACGCATGCTCTTTTCTTTTGTCAAAAAGCATAAAAATAATAAAAAAAAGAAAAAAGATTTGTATCGTTAGTTACCTATGCCGATGAAAGCCAAAATCATACAGGTGGTGTGTACGCAGCAGCCAATTGGACATATGTAGGGAGAACAGGCCCATATCCAAGATGGCTTACTAAAGAAGGAAAACAAGTTGCGAATAAAGCCACGGTAAACAGAACAAAACAACAGATGGAAAATCTGGGTCATATAAAAGTGGGCTCTTTTTACAAGCATAAGTATGTGTTGCATTTAGCATAGGAACAAAAATGAGAGAGTCAGACATCGAGAAGTACCTTGTGAAGAAGGTCAAGGAGATGGGCGGCGAGGTCCGCAAGGTCAAGTGGATCGGGCGCAACGGCGCGCCCGACCGGCTGGTGATGCTGCCACCATACTATGAACACGGCACCATCTGGGTGGAGCTCAAGGCCCTCGGCAAGGTTCCCGAGCCGCACCAGCTCCGCGAGCACACGCGCATGCGGGCCGTGGGCCAGCGCGTGGTGGTGATCAACAGCTTGGAGGGCGTTGACGCGCTGCTGGCATGAGGTCTGAGTTCACGCCCCGCCCCTACCAGGGCATGATCATCGACCACATCATCGACACTCCGCGGTGCGCGATATGGGCCGGTATGGGTACCGGCAAGACCGTGGCGACTCTGACGGCCATAGATACCCTCCAGATGGTTGAGGATGGCCCGGTATTAGTTATAGCGCCCCTACGGGTAGCCAACGACACATGGCCCAACGAGGTGCTGAAATGGAACCATCTGCGCGGCATGAACGTGTCTGTGATCACCGGCACCGAGAAAGAGCGCATTGCGGCTATTAAGACGCCTTCGCAATTGTATGTGACCAATTTTGAACAGATCGTTTGGCTCACGGATTATTGGGGCGACAAGTGGCCGTACCGGACCGTGGTGCTTGACGAGTCCACCAAGGTCAAGAACTTCAGGCTACGCCAAGGCACCAAGCGCGCCCAGGCGCTGGGCAGCATCGCCCACACCCACATCAAGCGGCTGATTGAGCTGACCGGCACACCGGCCAGCAACGGCCTGAAGGATCTGTGGGGGCAGGCGTGGTTCATCGATGCGGGCGCCCGGCTGGGCCGCACGTATACGGCGTTCAGCCAGCGCTGGTTCCAGCAGGGCTACGACGGGTTCAGCCTGACGCCCACGGCCTCGGCCCAGACCGACATACAAGACCGGCTGCGGGATGTGTGCCTGACCATCGAGGCCAAGGACTGGTTCGACCTGCACGAGCCCATCGTCAACGACATCATGGTGGACCTGCCGCCCAAGGCGCGCAAGCACTACCAGGACATGGAGAAGGAGATGTACACCGAGCTGGAAGGCATCGAGGTGGAGGCCTTCAACGCGGCGGCCAAGACCATCAAATGCCTGCAACTCGCCGCTGGCGCGGCCTACACCGACGACACCCGCAAGAACTGGACCGAGACCCACAAGGCCAAGCTGGAGGCCTTGGAGTCGGTCATTGAGGAGGCGGCGGGCATGCCGGTGCTGGTGGCCTACAACTTCAAGAGCGACTTGGAGCGGCTGCTCAAGGCCTTCCCGCAGGGGCGGCACTTGGACAAAAACCCCGGCACAATCAAGGACTGGAACGCGGGCAGGATACCGGTGTTGTTCGCGCATCCGGCAAGCGCGGGCCATGGCCTGAACTTGCAGGACGGCGGTAACATCTTGGTGTTCTTCTCACCGAATTGGAACCTTGAGGAGCACCTGCAGATCATTGAGCGGATCGGGCCGACGCGCCAGTTGCAGGCCGGGTACGACCGTCCGGTCTTCATCCACCGGATCATCGCCAGGGACACCGTGGACGAGCTGGTGCTGGAGCGGCTCACAACCAAGCGCAGGGTGCAGGACATATTGCTGGACTCCATGAAGAAAAGGAAGAAGAAAAATGGCTGACTTTGCGAGCTGGAAGCAAGAGAACCTGGCGAAGTACGCCGAGGAGGTGAGCGAGGAGAACAAGGTATTGCGCGAGGACAACAAGATGCTGCTGGCGGCGTGGCGCAGGGCTATCAGCGAAAAATATCTGGCCGAAGCTCTTTCCGGGTCACAAGGCCCTGCGTTGCTTCCTCAATCGCCAGAGCCAGCACGGGCGAAGGTTGTCTCGTCCCCGCGATAAGCAGGGCCATCCACGTGGGGGTAATTTTGAGGTATTCGGCCATCTCGCCTTTGGCGCCCCTCACGTCGGTCTTAAAGTATTCTTGCAGCGTCATGGCTGCATTATAATCAAACCCCAAGTTACACCAACAGGAGAAGCTATGCTCACAGAACACGACCTCAAAATGGTTCTCATGGACTGCAAGTGCCAGTCACCCAACAGCCCCGTAGACCCCAACGGCCTGTACACCAACAACCTTGACATCCTTGAGTTCGGGCGCAAGGTTGAGGAGAAGGTGGCGCTCATGTACGCCCGCAAGGAGCGCGAGCTGTGCATTGAGTTTGTGCAGTCCATCAACCCCCTGGTGGCGCTGGCGCTCACGGAGAAGCGGGGTGGGATGTGATCCGCATTCTTGGCTGGTGCTGGCTGATCGTGGCTGCACTAGCGCTTTTGGAAACACTCCCGCACTTACGGCTTTTTTAATTAATTTCGGAGAAGGGTGTTGGGGTCTACCCCGCCCCTTTGTCCAGAACGAATTACGCCGAGTAGTTTTTCTTCATCGGTAGGGGTTTGGCCATAACGAGATACATTGGTTAAATATGAAGCACGCATTCGGGCATAGTCTTCGGGAGATAGCGCTTTCGCCATTTTGCTCAAGTTAGTTTTAATTTCAGGCGGATAGCTTTCGGAAGTAACCGTTGGCGCTGACGCCTCGGGGGCGTACATCCCAAGTTGCACGGGGATAGGTAGCGCAGATACCGCAGCATTCGCGGCGGCACCGCCTAAATTTCCTTTAGAAATAGCATATGGAATTTGGGCTACTTGGCCTGCAATACCAAAAGGCCTGTTTCCAAACATGGACGCCAATCCCCCGGCAAGGCTAAGCTTTTCTGTCCAGTCTGGTTTAACGCCCGCGAGGTAGTTGTTGTACATGTTTACGGCTTGGGCGCCTGTTTCTAGGCCCCCAAGGCCGCCTAAAGCAACCTTTCCAGCACCAGCCCTTAGTCCCGCATTTCTCTGGCTTCTTTCTGCGGCTAAGCGAGCCTGTATTGCGGCATTTTCATCGGCTACCGCTTTGGCGGCAGCAGAGCGCTCTGCGGCTGCGGCGTCTGCTTGCCTTTTGGCATTCAATGCCGCAAGTGTGGATTGGTTCAGTTGCGTTTGGCGCGCATGCTCCTGCCGCAGCCGTTCCGCTTCTGCGGCGGCGGCTGTTTGCCTGCTTTGGTTCAGGTCAACGGCTACGTGGGGAGGAACCGCTATGCGGCTATTGGCCAACGTAACTAAAGGCCCAGCCTGCTCCACGGCGGCTCGGGGGTCTAATCCCGCTGAACCAAGCCTTTCTCGGTTTAAGCTGGTAACGTCCGCTTTTCGAGAAGTCTCATCGTTGTGTGTAAATTCACGCGAAACACCTGGAGTATTGAGAGTATCGGAATTTCCACCATTAAAAAGGCGGTCTATTTGTTCTGGCGAAAATCCAACATAATTTGCCCTTGGGTCACCCGTTAATTGTCGTAACCTAGCATTCAGCGCTTCATCTAACAAACGCTGTTGTTCGGTAACCTGAGCGATACGGGTGTCCACCAGACTTGGGCCAGCGGGAGCTGCGGGCGCGGTAGGCGCCACGGCAGGGGGTGCAACAGGGGGCGCGGAAGAAGAGTACACGCCCTCGCCCGGTCGTAGCAGCCCGTTTCCTAACGTCCTTCCGGTGTGCTGGGCGTATGCTCCTGCCGCCGCCGCAGCTAACGCCGCTGTTTCAGGAGAAGGCATGAAACTGCTAGGTTGATTTTCGGAAGCAGCTTCAGCTTTTCTAAGAGCAGCATAGGTATCGGCTATGTCTTTTGGGAGTTTATATTCCGCTCCTTGTTCTGCGTTAACAGTAGGCCTTGCGCCTTTTAAATAGGCGTTGGCTTCAGCTTCGGCTTCTTTTATGAGTGCGGCTTTTTCTTCTTCATTCATGGTAATCCCCTATTATTCGCCGTTAAAAGCCTTATTGTGGGCTTTATTTATAAAATCATATTTTTGCTCCAGCTTAAACATTTCTGGAGATTGCCGCCTAATTTCTAAATGTGGGGCATAGTAACCTTTAACTTTGGGGAGTTCCTTATCAAAAATGTCCGCAGCTTCTTTTGCCATGTGCAAATTTGCCGCATTTTTATTGGCAGCTAAAAATAAAGCTCCAGGGGTTTGTTTTAACCCTATTTCTTGTTGCATCTGCGCGCCAAACTTATCAATACCCGCTTTTTCAGGATCAACCCCCCGTTGTTTCATATTGAAATAAGCGCTAGTTGCTGCACTTTGGGCCATAGCATCAAAAAGTGTTCGTTGGTTGTCGCTTAGAGATGCAATTAATCCGGTTTCTACGGGTATCGCTACGTTTACCGCAAATGGCCCGTTAAAAGAAATTCCTAAGCCTTGGTTGACCATAGCCGCAAAGCCACCCGCTTTACGTACTAAATCCATTACTGCTTTAACATCTTTAGGGTTTTTCTTAAATTGGTCAATTATAAAGTTATTAGCATCATCTGCTATTTTATATTGTGTAGGTTGTGAAATAGCTTTAACAGCATTATAGTAATTTTTATCACCGACGTTTGCTTCTGCGGCAGTAACTTTAGTTGCGTCATTTTCTTTTATTTGATCCGCAGTCATCGGATTTTTATGCGGTAGAGCGTAGTTGTCTTTATACACAAATTCCTTAGGAGCGGCTGCCGTAGGAGTAGTTGTCGCGGGAGCCACTGCCGCAGGCGCGGGTGCTTTGGCTGCCGCAGGAATTTTGTCCTTAGCAGGAACTTCAATGGGGTTAACAGAAGAACCGGCCGTATTTATTAACTGTATAAATTCTGCACGCCCAGCGGGGCTAAGTTTGTTAACATTTTTTTCCCAACTTTCTTTAAAAGTCTTGTCGTCCTTAAAAGGTAGTTTACCGTCATTTATTAGCGTTTTATTAATAGCATCTTTTTGTGCTGGGGTTAAATTATCAAATGCCAAATCTTTTTTAGGGTCGCCAAGAGGATCAAGGGGTTTGAATACCGTAGGGGCCGCAGGCGCCTTAACTTCAGGCGCAACAATATCCGCTCCAGCGGTTCCAGGTACAGTTGGCTTGGGCCGTTCTTGCCTACGATTAAAAATATCTGCGAGGCCTTGGTTATACTGCTCTTCTGTAATCAAATTTTGTTTACGTCGTTCGGTAAGCAAGGCTCGATCTTCTGCCATCTGCGTAGTCAAAAGTTGTTGGGCAGTCGTATCCAAACTTCGGTCTTTTTGCCTTGTCTCAATCATCTTACCCACAGAATCCGCCAACTCGGGAGCGCCGTAGGAAGTTAAGGTAGCCTGTAAAGCTGGTAGGCGTTCTGGATCAAAATTCCCTTTTTTAGCATCCTCGTAGGCCTTTGCCGCCAATTGACGGTTGGCCATCTGGCTTTTCATGGCGCCTGCTTGCGCCCGCACCGCGTACAAAGGCAACTGGTTTTCGCGTTGTTTTTCTAAATTCTCACCCAACGCCTGGGCAGCGCTTCCTAGGGATGCACCAAAGCCGCCCAACTGGGGCTTCAAAAAACCTGCGGCTACATTAAACCAGTTTGGTTGCGCGTAGCGTTGTGCCAAAGCCTCCGATGCAATATCAAGGGCGTCCGCCTCTGCCTTTACCTGCTCATCCGTTTTACCAATAATTGGGGACTTTAACGTAGCCTGCATACCTGCGTTAAGGATGTCCAAGGGTGATGTTGTTGCCATGATTTACCCTCCTCCAAATTGCTTCTTGTACGCTTCCAAGAAGTCCTCTAAGGGCGACTTGCCGGTATCTTTGTTTTTGGTAATAGCCCCCGCGCCAAGCGCAGCCAGACCGCTGATCTGGGACAGCGGAGACATATTCAACTCGGTGGTGCTTGCCGTCGGCAGCACCACGCCTGAGGTGTTCGCTAGAGTCTTGCCCAGGATGTCCAAAGGCGCGTTCAGGCGGTTGGTCGCGATGGTCTGCTGCGCATTTCCGGCCTTCAGCAGCGCGTCAGTGTCCGCCAGCCCTTGGGTTTGTATCTGCTTGGCCAATGCGGCTTGTTGCGTCCCAGTGTCGAGTCCCAGTCTACCCTGCGCGGTAGCGGCGTCTGCCGCTGTCTTTCCAGCGCCCACCTGGTTGGCGCGCTGTTGCATGGCGGCCTTCAGGGCCTCGGTGTAGCCGGACTGCAGCGCCTGCGACTGTTGGCCCAATGCCCCGATGTTGGCGTTGGAGATGCCCATGGCCAAGGCGTTGGCACCCCGCTGCGAGCCAAACTGCCCGCCGCCCACCGCACCGGCGGTCAAGCCGGGTGCCAGGTTCTGTTGGATGTTCTGCTGGTTGGCGAGCCGGATCTGGTCCACTACGTTCTGGACGTAGGGGTTCATGTACCCGCCCACCAGATCGACAGCGCTGCTGGTGCCCGCTGTCAGGTACGGGTTGGCCGCGCCGGTGATGTCGGTCTGACCGGCATTCGCAATGGTCTGGCCCGCCGTCGTCAGGCCGGGGATGTAGTTGCCCTGGTTGGCCGCCACGTTGG